GATGACCATCTCGCCGGTCTTCTTGTCCAGTTGTGGCAGGTCTTTGGGGTGGTTGCAGTCAAGGTCAACGGCCAGCACCTGACTGGCGTGCATGTTGTCGCTTGTCCGGTCTTTGTTGGTGCCGAACGTGCCCAGTGCAAAATATGTGTCGTATCCAGCGTTTGCCCACTTGTCCACGGTGGGCATGATCTCCTCTAACGTCTGTCCGAAGACGTGTTGTTTTCTGTTTGAAAGCTCTACCGCGCAGTAATAGCCATTACCCGGCGACGGAAGAACAGCCGCCAGCAAATCGAGCGGGGTCATGGAAGTCCTTCGGTAAATGGGTTACAGCGGCAGTGTCAGTTGTTTTGGGTCGATGCTGGAGGCGTTGTGTTTTTCCAAGCCTGCGGTGTAGTAGTTCAAGCGGCGCAGCAACTCGACCGCCCACTCAGCGGGCAACGGGCCTTCGGCAGCAAGGTCTGCACCGTAGCGCAACAGCTCGTCATTGCTCAGGGTTCGAGGTCTAATTCCGTGCATATTCTGCTCCATGCGGCATCCGCGTTTGGTGATGATTGAAGAATTTTCAGCATCCACTCCGCCCGGTCACGATAGGCCGGGAAGATTTCTTTGCCGAAAAACCAGTTGTAAACGGTCTGCCGAGTTACCCCGAGCGCCCGTGATATTCGCACGACTGAGAAGTCGTGGTGTACGGCCCACCGCCCCAGCTGGGTGCCCAGCGATTTGGGGGTAGCGGCTACCTTGTTGATGATGTCTTGTGAGTAGGGCATATGTTTAGGTGGGGCCTACTCGCTGCGTCTGTCAGGGCTGCACCGCATGAACTGAATCACTTGGCTGGGCGTTATCTGACAGCATCCGCTTTCGGCCCCGATTCTATTTACTCGTCGTCCCAGTCAGACACGATGTCCGCCAGCTTAGACTTCTTGGCAGGGACTGCCGAAGCCTTGGCCGTTTCCTTGCGCACTTCTGGCTCGTCGTCAACGTCAGCAGCAGGCTTGGTCTTGGGGGCCTTGGCAGCTTTGGGTGCTGGGGCTTCTTCCTCTTCGTCCTCAACTGCTGGCGCAGGTGCGGGCTTGGCTGCTGCTTTGGGAGCGGAGCCGGGGATAGCCATCGGTGGGGCCTTCACGCCATCAGCTTGAGCCACGGTCTGCGTTACCGCTTGCTTGGCATCTTCTGACTCGCCTTGGGCTACGGCCGTTGGGTACTCGTCATCTGTCAACCACCGCACAGGGTTGAAGAACAGCTTGGGAGATTCAGCCTTGGTGTCGAACTTCATGCGGGTAACGATCTGCTCTGGGTTGACCGGAGGAGTTTGTGCCGCAAGGAATCGGGCAAAGGCTTGCAGTGGGCGCTTGTCGCCGTCCTCTTTTCCGAACACGCTCGTAGCAGGCAGCGTCAGTTGCAGCACAGAGCCTTCCATGTCGTTGGCCAGAACCACAGCAAGGCGCTGTTGGAATCGGCAAGCACGGGTGTTGCCATTGCCAGAACCTGCTTCGTTCTGTGGGCAACCCATACAGGAGTGGTGCTGCGGAGCCTTGATGCTGGTGTCGGGTTTCTCACCATCGTTGCTCCAGCAGTCAGGGCGCACAATCTTGTCAGCGTCATAAGCGCCAGCGTAGAAGATGCGGCTGACCTTGGGGGCAGCGCGGACGATCACCACGTCGAGGTGTCTGTCTTCAATCGAGGTGATCTCCTTGCCACCGGCCACCAGACGGAACACGCCGCCTTTGATGGAGATGCGCTTGGTCGAAGCACCAGCGCCGCCGCCTGTCAGGGCTTTGGCTGTGTCAGACAGCTCGTTGTTACGGGCAAATGCGGGAACATTGGACGAATTGAAAAGCGTGATATTGCTCATGGTTACGTTACTTTCTTGCTTTGGTTACACGAATATCGAACCCAGTGACTGAGTTCAATCCCGGCGGAAGAACGCCGGGGTTCTCTTCTAAAAACTGCGCCATGTTGGTTTGGGCGATGCGCTTTTCCAACAGGTCAACGACTTGATGCTCAAGCACGAATGCTTTGAACGAGTCCCAATCCTGAGTGTTGTAGCGCGTCGTCTTGGTCAACGACACAGTTCCGAAGGTGGTATTGACCGATGTCAGGCCGAGCGCCTTCATCTGGTCCTTGATTGCGAGGCGCACCTCCGTGCGAGCCTCTTCGAGTTCGGCAAGCTCTGCATCGAGCTTCTCTTGCCGGGCTTTGATTTTGGCATGGATAGCCACCAGTTTGTCGAGGGGAATTGCTTCCACCGTCGCCACATCTTCGACGTCTTCAGTCATTTGCTTTCTCCTTATTTATGTCTAGCGTTGGACAGTTTACATGGTTTTTAATTGGGTGCAACCCCCTTTCAAGAATTTATTTCAAGTGTGAACATCTCGGTCAAAAGTGTGCTGTCACTAACTTTCGCTTCGAGGGCTTTGAACATCTTCTTCTCCACAGGGGAGCCTTGGATGTGGATGACTGTCACCTTGTCGGAGCTTTGCCCCTTGCGGTCGGCACGGGCGATGCACTGGATGTACTGCTCCACGCTCATTAACGGGCCGTAGAACACCACGGTGTCGGCCGCAGTAAGGGTAATCCCGTGGGCAGTAGCCGCTGGCTGCATGACCAGCACCCGTGGCTCCGGGTTTGTTTGGAACCTGTGGATGATGTCGCCCCGCTTGGTGGCTGTTACGCCGCCGTGGATGCACTCGTTGGGTATACCTTTGTTTGTCAGGTGGCGCTGGATGCTGTCGATGGATGCACGGAACAGCGCAAACACAATTACCTTGCGACTTGTCTCCTCCAGCACCTCCTCCAGCACGCCAAGCCTTGGCGCAGCGTCGAACTCCACCACCTCCTTGGTGTCCGTGAGCGCAGCCCCTGCGCTGATTTGCAGCAGCTTGGATAAGCTGGCAGCGGCATTGACCGCCGTGATGACTTCTCCGGCAGCTTGCACCAGCATCTGGTCTTTGAGCAGGTTGTAGTACTTCACCTGCTGCGGTGTCAGCGGAACCTCTCGCGTCATGGTGATGACTGGGGGCAGGTCCAAGCACTGGTCTTTGGAGAACCGGATGGCCGGTTGCAGCGCAGCAAACACACGGTCCTTGGCATCAGGTTTTGGTGCCCACTTGTACATGGTGATCTTGTTCATCACCGCATCACGCCAACCCGTAAAGAACAACGGCACGCCATCAGGGTTGACCAGCTTGGCCAAGCCATACGCGTCAGCAGGGGACTGCGATGCTGGAGTGCCCGTCATCATCCACAGATGCGTTGACGGCTTGAGCACGGACTTGAGCGTCTTCCACCGCTTGGTGGTGGGGGTCTTGTACGCGTTGGCCTCATCCACAATCACCAGATCAAAGCGGCCATCATTGACGACTTCTTCTGCAATCAGGTTCAGCCCATCGTAGTTGCAGATCACGAACTCGTAGTCCTGCTGAATCATCTCGATGCGGCGTGATGCCTTGGCATGGTGCGCCACGATTGCTGATCTGTGAATGATGCTGTTGTTCAAGTCACTCAACCATGCTGCGTGCATGATCGACAGTGGGCACAAGATCAACACACGCCGAACAAAGCCAAGCGTCATCAAGTAGTCAGCAGCCCACAGCGCAGCCAGGGTCTTGCCAGTGCCGGGATCGTTGAAACAAAACGCACGCTTGTGCATGGTGAGAAACGATGCTGTCTCGATCTGGTGCTCCATCGGCTTGTAGCGACCGGGCCATTTGTAGCGGCGTGTGATCGGTGACTGGATGTCTTTTACGCCAAGGTTCTTCAGGACACGCGCTTCGTCCAAGCCCCAGTACACAGCAACATCGAAGCCGCCATCATCACGCTCGATGACTTTGTGCTTGGGGATGATGCGGTACTTGTCAGGGTTGCGCGTTCTGAAGACGACGGCTTTGTCGTCAATAATTTCCACAGCTCTCTCCTAGTTTTATTTGTCGCTCATGTTTGCTTTGGGACTGCGCAGTCGGGTGTTGCCCGGCGTTGACTTGCCTCCTGCACGCAAGGGCTTGATGTGGTCGATGTGCTTGCCTGCACGGTCCACGCCCTCCTTGTCGTACTTACGACGCGCTCGCTGGCGCTCGACCTGATCGGCTGTCTCGCCGGTTGCTTTTTGCAGCTTGTAAGCATGTTTGTAGTTTCTCTTTCCGTTTACTTGTGTCATATCAATCTCGCTTCTTGTTGAACTCGCACGTCTTGACGACGCACCAACCACACAAAGGCGTAGGCTTTGGATTCCATACGCCCGTCGAATGTGCCTTTTCAATGCGGGCGACACGTTCCCGATATTCCCACCAATGATCCTCGGCCTCACCGCGCAGGTAGCTGGCTTTGACCAAGTCGTCCTTGACCACGAACAAGAGAGCGCCAGTGACTTTGCGGATGTGGGGAAAGTGAACGAACACCATCAGCGCCATCAGCTTGAGCTGCTCCCTGTCGGGGTACTTGTTGTTGCCAGTTTTATAGTCAACCACACGCGCTGTCAAGTTCTCATCGTCGATGATGAGCAGGTCAGCAATGCCGCGAACCCACACATCTTTGTCCATGAATCCGCAAGGGCGCAGATCGGCTGTCACGCCCATCTCGTGCTCACACAGCTTGCGACCGGGCTTGGCCTTCAGCGCATCGAGCGTGTCCTTGACGAACTCAAACTGAGGGGGCAGAGGCTTGTCGTCCTTGATGTAGAACTCCGCTGCCTCGTGCAGCTCCTTGCCGTACAGCGTTGCTTGTGTGTCCGTGAACGGGTAGCTCTTGAGCACCTTCACTTCGTGGTAACGGCGAGGGCAGCCTTCATAATCTTTGAGGGCTGAGTGTGACCATTTAACTGTCATTCATATTCTCCACATTCACAGTAGTACATTTCGCACGAACTGCATCTTTTCTGGGCATCTAAATAAAGTTCAGCAATGTTTACTGCATGAACCACAAAACCTTCACCAAACACCAGAGCCAGCTCCACGAAGTTGTTCTTTGCGTAGTCAATAAAATCTTCCACGTTCGGTGTAGGTAAGCGGGCGAGGGATTCTCTGGCCCGTTCAAACGCTTCGCTCATATCAGAACCTCGCAGACGCAATAGCCTTGGCCAGACGGGAGCTGAACTCCTCGACAAAGTGCTCGTCGTTGTTCAGTGCGTCGCGCCCCATGCTCTCCAGTATGGCGTGTGTCAGCTCGTGCCAGAACGTCTCATGCAGTGCCGAGAGTTTGAGTGGCACACCGTGGTACGACTTACGCGCCAGTGTGATGGTGCGCTTGGCGTAGTGGACCTCCCCCATGTACATGCGTTCGCGCATCGTGTCCGCCACGTCCACGCTGTACCAGTTCTCGCCCACCTTAACTTTCTTGGGTAGTGTCAGTTGTTTCATTTGCTTTCTCCTTGGTTGTTAAAACATGCTTTGAAGGTTGGCCAGTCTGGTCGGCGGTACTCCCAGAAGTCCACGTACTCAGGGTGCAGCACAACGAATACACGCGCCAAATCTGGCGCGTTGTCGTTACCTATCTTAAATGTGCCTGCTATTTCGCGCACTGCGCTTTGGTGTACCAACACTTCAACAATAGTTCGCGCTGAGTAGTGGCTTCGGCCCAAGTTAATTAGCCGTAGTGCTACGTCCTCAAACGCCGTCACGACGTGCCAGTTGTCCACGAACCACTGCTTGTCTTTCTTAAAAAACTTTGGGTGTTTGTTAATGAACACCAGAAACTTATCAATCGGCAACATCGCTTTCTCCTTATCCTTTTGCCAAACCATAACGGCGGTGCGCACCGACCTCTGAGTTCAAAGGTATGCCTTGCATGTAGGACGGCACAGCAATCATCTGCTCCAGCACCCACTCCTTGGCTTCCTCGACCTCATCGTCCGGCACGACACAGAGCAACTCATCATGCACTGTGCCTACCACGGGGTATCTTTTGTGGACCCGCAGCATTCCGTCTGTCATCACCACACGCGCAGTTCCCTGCACAATGTTGTTCGTTATCTTACCTGCATACAGTTTGGTTGGCTTCACGCCCACCTCACCGTACACCCAATTACTTTGCTTAGTTTCTTTATCGACTTCCCGACGCAAGTTCGGATATTTGAGCGTCATGCCCGAGGGCAGAACGATCTCCTCTTTGCGAAAGGTAACGCATTTATACACCACCTCTTCACCGCCGTAAAGTGATTTCTCAAGCAGGCTGGAGCACATGTCCCAGAAGCTCACCACAGGGTGCGCTGTCTCCCGGTAGATGTCGATGATCTTTTTGGCCGCAACGCAGTGGGTCAGCAACTCATGGTCTGAGCAGGTGTGCGGAATCTCTTGTAGCTTCTTGACGTTATCGTCCCAGCCAATGAACCGCTCGATGTACGCTGCGTTGACCCCGAGCTTCTTTGCAAACGCCTTGTCGTAGCGTATGGGAGGAGCGCCAAGGAATCCAACGAGAAGCTGGGCAGCGAAAGACGCCCAGCCAAGCCCGTACCCCGCGCCAAGAAGCGCCGACTTTGCAGACTGTCTAAGGTCTGGATGGCTTTCTTTTGAAAGGCCGGGTATGTTGAACATCTGAGAACCGAAAGCGGCATAAGCGTCACTGCCAGACCGGAAGATGTCGAGCATATCTTCGTAATCCGCAAACCACGCGAGTACTCGCGGTTCAATTTGCGAAAGGTCCCCGACGACAAGCTGGTGCCCCACCGGTGCCATGATTGCTTTGCGTAAGAACGAACCTCGCTTGAGGTTTTGCATGTTGATGGCGCTGCCTTTGGCAGCAGTCCAACGACCCGTCGCCGCGCCGTAGTAGCTAAGAGGGACCGGGAGCGGCCCCCTGCCCGAGATGTCCAGAAAGCGCTGCGCACGCGTACGCTCGGTCGTAGACTTAACCCGTAGACGCGCTTCACAAAGAAGGGCAACGTCTTCACGTTCACCATTGAGCAGCGCTTGAAATAGCGCGTCATTTTTTGCGAAAGCAAACGCCTCCTTCCCAGTGGTCTTGCTGACTTTTGTAGGGGGAGTGACGCCCATGAGAGCAAGGACTTGCGCAAACTTATCGTTCGATGCAAGTGCAGTCTCTTCCACGTCGAGCTTTTTGAGTAACCCTTCACGCTTTTCTCCTTCTTCTGATAGCGCTTTGATGAGCATCTCACGGTCCAACTCCAGCATGGCGTTGGTGTACATCTTGAGCGTCATGTCGATGAGCCGCAGCTCCTTGGCGGGGTATCCGTCAACCAGCCGCTCGAATATCCTTTCGCAAAGATACACGTCGTTTTTGCAGTAGTCGGCAAGTTCAATCTCCACGTCAGGGGGCAGTATGACAAGACCGTTTGTGCTATGTACGGCTCGCCCTTTTTCGGAAAGACCAAAATCTCCCGCAAGTTTGGCGAGACTGTTGCCAACCTCAACGCCGCGCAAAGCACGCGCCATTGATAGCGTGTCGAAGATGAAGGCGGGTTTGATTCCGTATCGCCAGCAGAGGATTGACACGTCGAACTGGGCGTTATGGGCAAGTACTGCTGTTCGGCTCCAGTCGATTGAAGCAACGTACTCAGGTAGGTCGCGTCCTCCAACCCACACGATTGGATCATCACTTCCATACTCGTGGAAGCAACACCCAAATGCTTTGAATCTAACATCACGTATGTACTCCTCTGTTGTCATTTTGGAAAGCGTGTAGTCCTTGGAGTCCCAGCGGGTCTCGAAGTCCACGGCGATGATGCGGTCGTATGGTGCGCTCAATTGAACATCTCCTTGGGCGGGGCATCGGCCGTTGCGCAGGCAGTGAGCAGCTCGGTTGCGCGTATCAGTAAGTCCATGCAGTCAGCCTCAGCAGCGCCAGCGCTGAACAGCGCAAGGGTGTCGTCACGCGAGATCAGCACTACGGCCTTGGCCCCATCATCGGCCCCATCATCGGCCTCATCATTGGCGTAGCAGTCGGCCAAGCTGACCAATAGCAGTGCGAAGTGGTCACGTTTTGTCTTTGGAAGGTGCAGCAGCTTATCCATTGATGCTGCCCACTTGTCTTTCATTTCTTGGTCCATTGCAGTAACTCCTTGAGGTTGTTCATGTTGTCTTCGTTGATGACAAAGGCCAGCCCCTTGGCTGTGCGTATGGCATTGAGTTCGCGCTCTTGTAGCGCGGTGGTCTTACCCTTGCCTGCCTTGCACTCGATGGCAAGGAACAGGCCGTTGTAGCAGCAGATGAGATCGGGAATCCCTGCACGCCCCAGCCCCATACCGGGAGGAGAGAAGTGGTAGATGCCCATCTCGTCCAACGTCTTCTTGACGTAGGTCTTTACTTTCTTCTCGGGTGTGTCAGCCATTGCTCTCTCCTGCGGGTTCATACGTTGCTTCAAAGATGTCAGGCTTGCACGGGTAGTGCTCACCCTTCACGCCAGTAATGATCCAGTCGCCGGGGCACACGATGTGGCCACCTTCAAGCGTGTCGATCCAACCGTGGTTGTGCATGATGTCGCCGCAGTGTTTGCATCGTTCCATTCCAGCAACACCGGGGTGTCGGTAGTGCCGCACCACTTTGCCCTCAGACAAAAACGGCTCACCTACTGATCCGTAGATGGTTCGCGTGTCATCAAGCGGGTGGTCGCCATTCTTGAACCACTGGCTGGCCTCAATGACCACAGGTTTCTTTCTGTACTGTGCCATGTCAGTAACCCCTTACTTCTTTTAGTTTCTTCATGTAGTGCTTGGCCTTGCCTGCGTCATCGCTGCCGTCCTTGCGCCCAGCACGCAGGCTATATTTGATAATGTTTCCTTTAAGGAACCCTACGAACTCCTCGTGCGTCATCACTGCCTCCATGATGTGCCACGGCTGGATGGGCATGTCTTTGTAGTGGTTGCCGCTGACTTGTATGTCGTCTGCGGTTGTGCCGTTGATGCCGTTGTTTAGGTCAAGGTTCATTTGGTTCTCAGTTGGAATGGGTTGCATTGCGTTTTCTCCTTGCTTTGGTTTCAGGTGGGGGACAATTTTCTGGGGGCACAACCACGCACCAGATGGCGCTTGGCCTGCCCACCCCACCAAAACGTGTCCACCTGTCGATGTACGCGTCTGGCATTAGCTTGAGCAAGCGCCTGACGTTCTCTGGTTCTCGCTGCACAGTGTTGGCTATTGTGCCCACGTCCATGCCGTCCGAGTTTTTTCTGAGCAGCTCACGGATTGACTGCGTTGCATATGTTCTCATAGTTCGTGCTTGTTGAGGGAAGGCTTCACGTTGGGCTTGGCGCGGGTGAACGTACCGAACTGCTTGTACGCCAGCACCGCATCTTCCTTGGCTTTGGTGAACTTGCCGATGTTGGCTATCGAGCCGGGCATCTTACCCTCCTTGCGCTGCTTTTCCACAACGTCAGTGGCGATCTGTGAGGTGGTCTTTGTTCCGTCCTCCCCTTTGGCCCTGAACGTATGGTCTTTCATGAAGATGCTCTCGCGTGGGTTGCTGGCCCACAGGAACGGCGAGTCGGGGTGGCATTTACAGATTGGTTTTTTCATTTTTTCATGTTCCTTACGTATGCCGCAAAGGATGCGGCGGTGTCGCCAAGCGATTTCATCTTGTCGAACTCTCTGGCGACTTCTTCCAATGTCTCGTTGCGTACAACTTCACGAAACGTGATCGCAAACATCCGCTCCTTTGCGGTCTCAACGTAGTCTTGAATGTCGTCATCGTCTTCAAACTTAGGCTTGCGGATAGTGGCTTCGCGTTCAATGCGGTTAAATTCTTCGTCTTCTTCAGTCATTTGATGATCCTCATAAAAGCGCCGCATCGGGCGCACTTGTAAAGTGGTTTGTCTGGGACTTCTTCCCAGCGGTGTTGGCAGGTCATGTGTTGCCTCTTGCTCGGATGTCGGCAGACAGTTTCTTAAACCAGTCATGGAAGTTTGATCCGCCCCATGTTGCGTATTCATCGGCCAGTTTTGCACACGCCTCACGTTCTTCTGCGCGGACAAGCTCGGCAAATTCTCTTTTCCAATCCAAATCCGGATTGGCGATAACTTTATCCTCAGCCTCTCGCGCCAGTTCAATTACGGTTTTCATGCCATCCAACCCAATCCAATTGAAGCCGCCACAATCAAAATGGCGCAGCTTCCGATTAGGGCAAACCCCTTTGGCATATGCGGAGCAAGCCAGACGCAAGCCGCCAGCACAAGGAATTGTTCGTTAGTCATGTGTTGCTCCTTGCGCGGATGGCGGCGGCGCAATTCATGGCTCCATCAGCTTTCCAGTCGTAACGACCATCATCTGAGCCATACGCATCGCGCATAAAACTTTCCTTTTCTTCTTCACACACCTTTGCACACGCCTTACGCTCGGCTTTAACTCCAGCGCACCAGCCCTCCCACGCCCAATAAGCAGGTGTGCCATCCACAAAAGGATTTTCTTCAGTCAACAGGTCTTCGTTCCACCATTTGTTAAATTCTTCGTTCATGTGTTCTTACTCCTTAATGCGGCTTCGATGGCTTGGGCAAACGGCTGTACAACGTCACGAAAATCGCTTGCCTCCACTCGCTTCCACACTTCTTCAACCTCCTCATCCGTCAGCCCCACCCATGTGCGCTGTGGTGGGGTGGATTTGTGTGGCAGATGCACCATTTCGTCACCGCACCACACTGCCCCACAAACGCAATTCAGTTCGTGGTTCGCCAATGGTTCGCTATACAGCGGGGTTTCTGTCCAGTTTCCGTGGTCAACAAAAGACCTCATGTGCCGCTGGAAGATAGTTTCGTGTGTGCTTCTGTTCACATACATCCAGACCACAGGCTCCTGCTCTGTCTGTGGTGCTTGTTTACCTGCCAAAAACGCAACTTCCATGTTGTATTTGGTAAAGTTCCCATTGCCTTCAAAGTTATATGCTTTCGGCAACCAGTCCCAAAACTCAGGACATGGAGAACCATTTTTGTTTGTATCTTGCTCTGGCTGTGACTCAACGCTTTTAAAGAATGCATCATTGTCAATCTGGCCTTTCCATGTGCGCTGTGCAAACATTGCATCAACCTTTGGTGTTTGGTCACGCTCGCAGTACAAGCAAACCGTGTGGTCTTTGTCGATGGCGACACTTGCTACCACCATGTCATCGCCCCATTGTGTTTTAACGGGGGCTTGTTGCCATTTGAGTTTCATGTGTTCTCCTTGAGTTTGGCTTCGACCGCCGCCATTCGGCTTGATGTTGTCATCGTGCCCGTCATGATTTCCATGTGTTCTTCGTGAGTCAGCCCCCGCCATTCACGTTTTAGCAGTTCTTCTTTTGCAAATGTCATGGCTTGCCCCAATTTTTTGACAAGCACTTCCTCGATCAACGGCAATATGGCCTCTTGCAGATAGGTACGCAACGTCTCT